CATTGTGCCTCTCCCTCCTTCGTGCGTGGAATAAACGAAGGACCCCTGGGCGAACCCAGGGGTCCTTCGTCGAGATACTACCTCACAGGGTAGATCCCCACCTAGTCTTAGGTGTTGGCGGAGACCAGGACGCGGCCCGCGGCCGTGTCTGGAAGGTTCCCGTCGACGTGGTACATCGTCCTAATCCCGATGGAGTTAAGTTCGAAGTACCTATCGGCGGACTGGGCCACCTCCACCGCGCCCGCTTCTCGGACGTAGTAGGAAGGTTCGTGGATGATCGCGACGGACTTCGACGCGCTACCCACGGCGGCCATATAAACATTCTCCTTTACGCGATACCCGAGAAGAGTCTCGGGAGCGCCCGCCGCGAGGGACGGTTGGAGGAGGAACTGGCCCGTCGTGTCCTGGATCTTTCGGAGCTTCGACATAGCCGAAGTCGCGACGTGCCACACCGTATTAGGGTTCCTGTAAGAGGGGGCCAAATTATACAAGGCCGAGGCTAGGTCCGTTGCGTCAAAAAATGTTGCGGCGATTGCGGCCGTACCACTCTTCGTCGCGGTGGTCGTCTTCGACGCCGTCACTAGGGCCGAAATAAATCCAGTCGGTTCGACGGTCCCTGTGCCGATCGTCATAGCGGAACCCGCGAGGTATCCGATCTGTCGACCCGCGGCGCGACCCACGAACTCCACTAGGTTAAATCCCGCCGAGTCGACCAACTCGCGCGAGGCGAGCGTCAACGTCGCGGCGTTAAACGCGCCGAGTGTGATCGAAGAGAACACAGGATCGGCGGCCGTGATCGTTCCACCCTGGCCCACGAACGCGGCGGCGGGAGCGGTTCCCGCTACAACTGGAACAGTAATGTTTCGGATGTCGGTTGTGCGAACCTTCGTCGCGCCGTCATAGATAGGATTCCCATCAACGAGGGCCTCTACCACGAAGTCCGCGAACGTCACAGGCGTCGTCGCCGTGGCCGTGGCCAGGGCGCGCGTGTCGAACTTAGCCGAACGGATCTCGCCCGTAAGAACGGCGCGAAGAAGATCCGCATCGTTATTAAGAGTCTTACCCGTTGCGACTTCGATAACGGACGCGAGGTCCGCGATCTTCGAGGCGCGATCTTCCGACTTCTTAATGTCGTCGATCTTCGCGATCTTCGAATCCATCGCGCCATTAAGGGCCGTATAACGGGCCTCTTCCTCGGCGGTTAGATCCCGATTCTCCGCGGCGGCGGTTGCGACCAGAGACTTCGCGGCCTCAAAATCGCGACGATAGCCGTCGTGAAGAGTGTTAAGAAGAGTCGAGCTCATCTTGTCCACCTTCTCCCCATAGTGGGGAACTACATTTCGCCCCAGAATAGGGACGATGATTCCCGACGGTGGTTCGCCACCGCGACGATCCGAAGACCTGTCGCGCGCGCCCTGTCGATCTGGGACGTTTACTTTACCGCGTGGCGGCGGAGTTCTAGTTCTCTCTCGCGGAGGGTTCGTGGTACGCGGCGCGGGGCGGCGTCCTCGACGACTGGGGCGACCTCTTCGTCGACCGCGACTGGGGCCTCTTCGACCTGGGCGGGAGTCTCCGCGATAGGCGCGGGGATCTCTTCCTTCTCCTGGCCGAAGACGGTCGGGACACCCTCGACGTCGCGCGAAGATGCGGCGATCGCGGAGGCCAGGATGGAGGCGTGATCCGCCGTCGCCTCGCCCGCGAGAAGGGCGGCGACCGCGTCGCGAAGATCGGACGAATCGACGCCCGCCTTCTGTGCGAGACCACGGACAGAGACGAGAGAAATAGTTCCAGGGTAGTAGGGCGCGAGACCAGTTAGGGCCGAGACCTCGACCAACTTAACGTCGCGGAGTTCTCGAACTCCGTCATCGTTAACGCGGTTCGCGTTCGTATTCCAGAATCCGAAACTCATCCCGAGACTATTTCCCATCGTTTTTACGATGGCCGCGAGGTCGCGATGGAAGGAGATCTCGGGGTTAAGTTTAATCTTCGCGAGAAGACCTTTACCGTCGGACTTTAAGGAGAGGGTTCCCGACTTCGTGGTCCCGAGAAGGAGTTTCGGATCGTGGTCCTGGTAGGCGCGAACGTCCCATTCGCCCCGTTCGACGGCGGCGATGGATCGGTTAAACGCTGTGTCCTTAACGATCTCTGGCGTCGTACCTTCGGCGGACGGAGAGTCGTAGAGGGCGGCGTATCCCTCGAACTCCATCCCCGTATCGTCTACGGCGCGGAGTTCCATTCGTGCGGTTCGAAACTCGATTCCCATCTCTACCTCTACGCTACGGACCGCCTTATCTTCGACGGCCTCCTGGATAATACGCGACGCCCAGGCGCGACCACTATCTCCTCCCCACAGACCCCAGGCGATCCGACCGCTAGAAGGATAACCATCCTCGCCTCGATTAAATCCTTCCGCCTCCTTGTCGACTTCGTGTCGGGCGAAAAAAGAAGACATTCGGCGGACCGTGTTAAACGGAAGGCGACGACCCGCGGAGATATCCCGCGCCCTGGCCACTCCGACCAGGGTTCCACCTCGACCAAATACTCGACGCCATTCGAGGGCCTGTTCCGCCTCCGCCCGCATCTCGCCTGTCGGTTCGTATCCCTCTGGATCGATCGCGCGAAGCTCCTCGTCCTCGTCTTCCTCTGGGTGGTCCTCGATGTATTCGTCGGGCGTGTAGACCTCCAACCCGAGATCGGCGTATCCGCGACGAACCTCTGGATCGTTATCGATCGCCTCCTCGACGTCCATCCCCTCCTGGATCAATCGTTCCGCCTTGTAGAGTTTAAAGGCGACGGACGCATTCGGACCCTCTGGGAAATCCGAGAGGTGGATCTCCTCGACACCCGCGAGGCCGTGTTCCTGGATCCAGGCGCGCGTCTCTTCGAGACGGTCCACGCTACGACCCGAGACGATAACGATCTGTCGATCGCCCGACATTACCTCGGCGTTTAACGATTTGATAAGCTCGACATTCGGACGGTCCCCCGATAGGACCAGGGTATCGTCCAGGTCGACGATGATCTCCGACATTAAAGGTCCACCGCAAAGTCGTAAACGTGGAGCGTAGTCGTGCCACTATCGACGATCGCAAATAGGATATCTCCGTCCGTTATCTTTAACGTAAGAGGATTGTCGGTGTTCTCCAAATGGAATCCACTATCCGTCGAAACGTTTGAGTCTCCGATATAGACTTTCTTAGCGGAGAAGTTCCCGAGAGTTAGTTCGTGAACCGTACCAGGCGCGGCCGTTCCGATCGCGGTCGCGGCCGTTCCGATCGTGATAGGCCGCGACGTATATCGACTCATAGTTTCGCGATCTTCTTCGCCTCGGCGGGGTCCATACCCGCGCCCACCAGGGCGGCGAAGATATCGGCCTTCTGTCGCGCCGAGGCCAGGACGGAGTCCGCCTGGTTAAGTGGTTGTCGATACGCGGCGGCGGCGGGATCGTCGATCGGTGGGAGGTCCTCCATACGACGCGCGTCGGAAATCGATTCCCAACCTTCCTGGATTGCGATTCGGTGGGCGTTGTACCTGTCGAGGAGGTTCCCTCGAACGAGGGCATCCATCGACAACTTAACGAACCCGTTCGGAAGAGGGACAAGAGTAGACAGTCCGCGTTCGATCTTCTCGACCAGAGGGCGGAGTGTATACGCGACGAACATATGGTTAAGCTCCGAGACCGACGCGAAGGACATCGACCCTGGGGTCGTCATCGCGAGAAGGGCGGGCGGGACGCGGAAGATACGCGCGACCTCGGCCACTCCGAACTCTCGCGACGCGAGGAGTTGGGCGTCTTCTGGTCGGAAGGAGAGGGCCTTAAACGTCGCGCCGCCCGACAGGATTCCTGGGGCGTGGGCGTTCCCGCCCGTATGGTGGCGAATCCATCCCTCTTTAAGGGACTTAATCTGTTCGGGCGTTAGAGGTTCCGACGTCTCGATAACGCCCGACGGAGTCGAGGCGTTCGCGAAGAAGGAGGTCGCGGACTCTTCGAGTGTGATCCCGAGACCGATCGTTCGACGTAGGGCCTCGATCGGATTAATCCCGTGATCCTGTCCAGGGAATCGGATTAGTGGGATATGGAGAATCGTATCTGGGCCGAGCTCGACGGACTTAACGTCCTGTCCAGTTCGCACGACATAGACGACGTCTCTACCGCGACGAACGATCTTAACCGCGTTCGGATCGAGGACGCGGACTTCGAGAGGTTGGAGTGTCTCTGGGTCCTTCGGCGCGTATACGAACGCCTCTCCCGCTAGATACATCGAGACGACGATCTCCGAGATAAGACTCTGGATTCCGACGTTCGGTTCGGCGGCGTAAGGCGTCAACATCCAGAGAGGTTTCTCTCCGCCTGGTCGATACGGTCGTCGCGTTCCGTTGTCCCTCGTGAACCCATCGATCGGGAGGGTCGAGGCGACGTCACTTAGTAAAGTGTTACAGGACCAGGCCGCCGCTAGTCCGAGGGTTGTCTTCTCATTTACACGCGACGTCCCGAAGACAGGCGCGCG